GTTCAAGAGCACGGGCGTCAGCAGCGGAAAGATTCAACTGCCCATAAAACTGCCGCGTGGCATCTGCACCGGCACGCAGGACCTCTTCTTTGCCCGGCTCCCGGCCTTTATCTCTTATAGACTTTCTATAGGCGTCCTCTGCGTTCTTTCGGACAGCTTCAGCAGCCGCAACCGTCCGTTCCGCAATCTCTTCTGTTTCACCCTTTATCAGCGCGTTGATCAACGCGCCCATATGCTGCTTGGCTTCTGGCGTCTGCGCCATCTGCATCAAGCGCGTGTAAATCGGGCTACCTATGCCGACGCCCGCACGCTGCAATTCGGATACGCTCTTAACCAGATTTGAGATCGCGTCTTCCGCAGTTTTTGATTCAACACCAGCCGCCTTCAACTGGTCGATCATGTTTTTCATGTGGGCTGGGTCGGCACCGATTTCTCTGGCCCTCTCCCGGAGATCACGCAGATAGTCGCTATACGTCTTGAGTTCTTTGAGTTGCTTGGCCAATTCCCAGCCAAACAGCACCAAGCCAGCCGCGCCTTGGACAAGGTTAATGCGAAAGCCGCCGAGATGCTTGACCGCCTCGCCGAGATCGCCGCTCAATCTTTTAACGAGAAGACTTAACTCGTTGATCTCTTTTCGCGCTGCCTCATGTGCGCGTTTGGCTTCCGGGCCGCCAATATCCTTTAAGCGCTCGCCAATATCCTTGAGCGGAGCCGACGCATTGTCGATGACGTTGACGAGAAGACGTAGCTCTTCCTGTTCTACCGCCATTTAATTCAACTCACTCATTGCGATGGCAGATTCCGATTGACTTCGGTCTTGTCCAAAATGCCGTCGCCTTTAGCCCGAACAGCGGTTTGGAATGGTGCGTTGACATTGACGCTCAGCTTGCCGGTGCCCTTCACGAAGACATTGTCATCAAGTTGTCGGCGGTCTGCCGCTCGGCGAGTTTCCGCAGCTTCCACCTGTCTTTTTCGCCATGCTGGCCACGCCGCGCGCTCGCCAGTCATGCTCTCGCTTGTGCCCGGCCTTTGCAATGACTCGCCTGCAATGGGCGGAATCGTTTCTACAAAAGCGCCTGTACGCCTATGTTTGGCGGCAAGACCCGCCGATGAATTGTCGATTGCACCCTGCGCTATGTCACTGCCCTCGACAAAAACCCTGTGATAGTTGTCCTCAAGCATTTTGCGCTGCGCCGCGCTGATGGGTCCAGTATAATAACCCTGGAAATATGAAAGATTACCGTGGCCAGCGAACCCACGATTACCGCGCAATTGTGAACGGAGCGAATAGCGATTTCTGGCCTCTTCCATCACGGCCTGTGCACCGCGTGGATTGTCGTTCTCTCCCAGTACATGCCGGAAGAAATTCTCCTTCAGCGCTGGATTTGCTTCCAGCTCTGCGTATGCTCTTTTCGTATCGTCTCCAACATTGCCCGCAGCCGGACCATCATCACCAGTGGTGGCGCTGACGGCGGCGGTGGTGCCGTCGGGTATTTCACGATAGCCGCCACGCCGCGGACGTGTACCACGCCCTCTAACACCGCCGCCGTCGTCACCACTACCACCAACTCCGCCACCAGTTATAAATGCGGCGTTGATGATGCCGCCACCTTTTCCGGGAACGCCTTCTTTGGGCGTCAACAAAGTAACCAGCTTGGCAAGCTGCTTGTTATTTTCGTCAAACAGGTAGCTCTGCTTCTGCAGCGACGGCGCGGCCTTTTCGGTCTGCTGCTTCAAAAAATCTAGCAGGGCTCGGCCAACATCCGTCGTCAAATCAACGCCGGGAAATATCCAATCCAAGAAACTTCTTTTGGTGCGCGGGCTGGATGGCGTATCTCGTTGAGCTTCTGCATACCTGATGGCCGCGTCCAAAAAGCGTTCAAATTGGTTCAAGACCGCAGTCAGCGGCTCAAAAAGCGGCTGCGTTATGATCTCCTTAAGCTTCTCTGCTTTCGCGATATTCCTATCGTATACCTCTCCGAACTTGAGTGCTGCCTCGTTACGTTTGGTCTCGGCCGCTGCCTGTTCTGCGGTCAGTCTCTTATATTTTTGAACTCGTTCAAGAGCGGCGGCATCAGAGCCGGAAAGATTCAACGCCCCATAAAACTGCCGCGTGGCATCTGCACCGGCACGCATGACCTCTTCTGGCCCCGGCTTCCGGCCTTTAGCTTTTACAGCCCTTGTATAGGCTTCCTCTGCATTCTTTCGGACATCTTCACCCGCTGCAACCGTCCGCTCGGCAATCTCTTCTGTGTCGCCTTTTATCAGCGCGTTGATCAACGCAGACATATGCTCCTTGGCTTGTGGCGTCTGCGCCATCTGCATCAATTTGGTATAGAGCGGACTGCCAATACCGACGCCTGCCCGTTGCAATTCGGATACGCTCTTAACCAGATTTGAGATCGCGTCTTCCGCACGCTGCGATTCGACGCCAGCCGCCTTCAGCTGATCGACCATATTTTTCATGTGCGCCTGATCGGCACCGATTTCCTTGGCCCTCTCCTTTATGTCTCGTAATTTATCGCTGTACTCCTTCAGGGCGGTAAGTTGCTTGGCCAATTCCCAGCCGAACAGCACCAGTCCGGCCGCACCTTGGACAAGATTGATGCGAAAGCCGCCGAGATGCTTGACGGCTTCACCGAGATCACCGGTCAATCTTTTAACGAGGAGGTCTAACTCGCTGATCTCTTTTCGCGCCGCCTCGTGCGCCCGCTTGACTTCCGGGCCGCCGATAGCCGCGATGTTGTTGCCGATAGTCTTGAGTGGAGCCGACGCATTATCGATCAGGTTGACGAGAAGACGTAGCTCTTCCTGTTCTACCGGCATTTATTCGTCATCCCCCACAGATCGCTGCTCACGATCAAGTGTTGCCGTCCGATCCAGATGCATGGAAACCTCGCTCAATGGCATCGCCAGAAAGACTTCTGGATTGACGTGATACCAATGCGCCAAGCGATAACAATCGAGAATAATCTCACTCTCACCACCTACCATGCCGCTGGATCGGGAAGAAAAAAACGGCGCAATCGATAGGCACAGCTATTCCAATCCCGTGGGTCCATATCCTCAATGAACGGCACAAGAACACCCGACAGCGCCCCAATCATGTACGTCATCTTGCGCTCATCGATGATCAGATCGCCGTCATTGTTAACGCGGATTGGATTGCCGTTGCGGTTGATATCGCCCGCACGCGGCTCACGCAGTTTGACTTCCTTGATCTCTTCGCCGGAATTATTCCGAATTGGCTTATAGATCAGCTTGATGACAATCGGCCACTGATCCATTTCGAGCGATGGCAGCTCGGCCGGTGACGGCTCAATCTCCGGCGGCGGCACGCTCCGCGGCTTTTCTGCTGTCTTCGGCGTCTCCGCCTGCGCGTCGATGAAGCCTTCGCGTTTTTGTATATTCATCCGATGCTAACCTCCTGACAGGTGACGCCCTCCCAGCGCACGCGCACTTGGCCGTCGCGTGTGTTGTTCTCGAAACCACCTTTGCACGTGCCGCCCGTCAGGATGTACTGCATGCTGTTGGCGAGCTGCGCCACAACGGTCACGTTGGTTTCGGCGATCAGGTCCTCCAAGAAGAATCCGGGCATCGTGGTGAGATCGCCCTCGATGTACGGCACCCGTGGTAATTCCTGATAACCATGCACGCCATCTTGGCCGGCCAGCATCGTGCGCTCGACCGGTGACGGCGAGACGGTGAAATTGCCGCGCAACGCCAACTGCGTTCCATCCACAGTGAGGAACGCAATCCCTGCTACTCTCTGAGCCATGGCTCACTCCTTTCTTTATGGATTCTGCGATGCCGCATTGAATGGCGGCTGCGGGTTGCCGATGATCTGCGTGTCGATGCCGCGGTCGTATTGCAGGCGGAATTGCGCGAGCACAGCGAAGATGCGCAATTGATTGATCAGGTCTGGCGGATAGAGCACGTTGACCCGGTTGGGGTCATTGGGATCGCGCTCGACCAACAAGTTACGCTTGAAGTTGGTCAGGTCTTCCACCAAGCCGTTATACATATCCTCCTGGTATTGATTGATCAGCTCGGCCTTGATGATACCCGGCGTCACGATGGCTTGGCCCGGTCCAAACTTGGTGCCATCATTGGCCAGCTTGTGGCGCGGGAATTTCTGCGTGATGGCGTGCTTCTGATTGCGCAGAAGCTTTGCCAATGTCGCCAGCGTCGTCATCAGCTCATAGGCATCGTCCGGCTGCCCATAAATGTTCAACTGATAGTTCGTTTGTTCTCGGGCGATCATTGGCTGATTGTCACCGCCAATCTTCTGAATCGCCATGCCGTTCAATGCCAACGAATTCAGCTCGATGAAGCGGAAACGTCCGTTGAGCGGTGCGGCCTTGATGCTGTTGAGCGAGAGCGCCTGCAGCGGACGCGCGGGATCATTGATGAAAGCCCGTTGCGCCTTGGCTGTATACGCCGCGGCCCATTCGAAAGACGGCGATGGGCTTCCGACCTCGAACCCCATGATCGACATGGTGGGACTGTTCTGGGTGTCGCCGAACGCCAGCAAGTTGGCATAAGTGCCGCGTTTGGCCGATAGACAATGACCGAACAGTTCGCGCTGCCAGCCCCAGCGTCCGGTATCGCTGAAGTTAAATTCAGTGTTCCAAGAATTAAGCGAGGTAGCGTCGGTATAGGGCATTGCGACATATTCGAATGGCGACTCGCCAAGATTTGAGATCGCGGTGGCGAAGAGCGGTGAACCGGTGCCACTTGCCAAAAAGCCGGAGCCGGAAAACGTGATCGTCACACCGGGCGGGGTGATTTCGCCTCCCAGCGTGCCGTAGTAATTCAACAGCATGGTGATGTCGTTGGCGTTGACGCTCTTGAACCGCGACGTCAACGTGACGACACCCGCCGCAGCGGCTGCAGTTACCGGCAAGTTGGGATTGGCGACGATGGCCGCAACAATCGCAGTCGCAATCGTGGTCGGCGTATCTGTAGTCGCGACATTGACCGGAATCACGTCGCCCGCGATGTAGAGCGAAACGGTCCCAGACGTCGTCGGTGCTCCGGTGATGGTAATCGTTCCCGTTGCTGCCGTCGCGCCGCCAGCTTCCGCCATCGGCAAGCCCCAAACCTCGTTGGCAAAGTTGTTCGAATAGAAGGCACGGAACATCCGCGCGAGTTCACTGCCTTGGCCGAATGCGAGATCGGCTTGCGCTTGGCTGGCAATAGGCACGGCGATATCAGCTGGCGCTGAGCCAGAGGTCAACTTCGTGCCGACCAGTAAGGCGCGCAGATTGATTGTCGGCAGCCCAGCCATACTGGGATCGATTTCGACCCAGTATAAAGGGACTTTGATATTAGCCGGGATGTTGGCAAAACTGATGGGCATAGGATGATCTCCTTACTGTTCGGTGACGGGCTCGCTCGGCTCGCCGCCGCTCGACTGGCCCTTGCTGCTTTGGTTCTCTGCGGTGACAGGTTTCTCTGCGGTCTCTGCGGTGATGTCGCCATCCCTGATGCGCCGATGCGTGAAATCATCATCCGGCCATTCGGCCGATCCTTCCGCCGGGAAGTAGCCTGCGCGCGGATGCGCCAGCACGCGGCGCATATCGTCATTGGCCGGCGATACGCGAACCGTCTTCGCGTCCTTAGCGGCGGCTTCCTGCATTTTCCTAATGCGCTGATCGATCGGCAACCCGCGCAGCGATGCTTTGCTAACGCCCATAGGTCTTTCTCCTCTGTTTGAATTCCCGCTTTGCTGCGAAGCTCGACGGATCGAATGCGTATTGCCGCTCGATCTGGAGGCGCCGATGCATCTCGTCTTGCGTGTCGCCAGGTTTGATGCCGGTCTTGACGTCGATCAAAAGCAAGTCGTCGGTAATGACGGGCGGGAATCCCTCACGATGGCGGCACGTCACGTCGTATTGCAGCTCGCCAACCGGCGTTTCATTATTTAAAGCCGCCAGCCCCCAGACATGCTTGCGCATGCCGCGCTCGATGCTCTCGATCTTGACGTCGCCGACATTCCGCCAGTGAGTTGCCGGATCATAGGTGTCGGCGACATTCATGATGAATTGATCTGGCCATAGTCGTCCCGTGATGGCGTTGTAGGCGGCATCGAGCTGCGCCTCGAGCGCATCCTGATCGTTGTTTGCCACCATTACCGAAAAGCCGATGCGCAGATTGTGCAGAAAGCGAATCTCGCCGGCATTGCCATCACCATCCGGCACCATCGGATCGTCAATGAGATAGACGCCGAGATAGGGCAACAGCTCGTGCTGGATGCGCAGCATCTTGGTTCTGCGGCATGTGTAATGCTGGAAGAATGGCGTGGTGCTCAGCGCATTGAAAAACGTGTCGCGGATTTGCAGCGAGTAGCTGGCGGTGCTGATTGGCCAAAGAGCTTGGCCGTCAGCGTCCGCCCAGCCTATCCCTGCCGAGAGACCTTTTGCAGTTGTCATTCGATGGTCTCATATTTGCGGATCGTCAGCATGGTTTGACCGCCGCCGTTGCTCGACGCATCAATGATTTGATAGATGCCTTTCGGCGCATCGTTGCAATCGAAGGGAATATCGATCAGATCGTTCTGCTTCGGCATCACATTGAATTCGCTCTCGCGAATATCGAGGATGGTGCGCTGATCGGAATAGATCGAGCCATCGAGCGCCGTCACATCGGTGGAATAGGTGCCGAGAATGCCGCGCCCGCCGAATGATGGACTATTCTTCGGCATGAACGTCACTTGGATTGACCAGAAATCGAAGATCGGCGCTTGCAGCAGCACGTCGAAGTTTATGGCCATTTCAATGCTGCCTTTCCAACTTCAATCACCCGCTCAAACAATCTGCGGAGCAGGCTGATGCGGAGGATCGGGCGCACCGATGGCGGTGGACGTCCCGCACCTTTCGGGCGAACTTGTCTCGGGCCACGATTGAGTGCCGGCCGTACCGGTCTCTTGAAGCCTTGCTCTTGCTCCAAGCGCGAACGCGGCCACACCTTCGTTGTCGCTTGCAGCGAAGACGGCGTGTCGGCGACTTCGATGTTTGGATATTTGCGCCGCATGTCCTCGGCCTGCCAATCGACCATCTCTTTCGGCACGCCGTGGTGCAGAGCGAGGACCTGCTCTTTCACCTTGTCGAGTTTTTCTTGAAGCTTCTCTAGTCCCTCAAGCTTGATCTCAAGCATAGAAGCGCGTGTATTTGTAGAGCAATCCGGCGACCATCGAATTCGCCATGCCCAACGGTCCAGCCCCGCCAGCCATCTTGGCGATAGCTGCGTTGATGTCGAAAAGTTGTACGCGCGATTCGCGGTGTGAGATCGAGCGCACGCCAGACGTCAATGCGCGCGATTGCCAGATGCGTGCGTTCTGCACCAGCAACGCCAATGCCTGCTTCAATGCGGGCGGTGTCTCGTCGGGCAAGTTATAGCCACCGGAATAGGTGACGCGAATCGGCTCGCCCCATGCAGTGGTGAAAAATTGCATCTTGCCGCTGTGATTCTCCAGCTCGTAGCCGCCGATCAAGCTTGAGCCATCCGGCCCGGTGACCGAAGTGATGTCGGCGCTCGCAACCGGATAATGCGTGAGATAGATGCGGCCGTTATCGGTATCGTATGGCATGGTGTCGCCGCGCCATGTCTCCGCCACGGTTTCCTTGGCGAAGACGCGATTGCACAGCGTGGCGATCACATCCGAATATTGCGTGATCCACAATGCCAGCACCGCATCTTCGCTCGTGTTGGTTAGCGAAATTCCGATCAGAGTTTTAATCTCATCGAGCGTTGCCAGATCATAACTCACAGCCGGCGTGATGACGTTAACGGTGATGTCCGCCATAGACTTCCTCGTTATATCGTTGGAATAATTCGCGGCATGGCAGGCTGATCTCGCTGCCATCCGTCATGATCAGTTTCAACGTATAGCTCTCGGCGTCGATTTCGCCGCGCAGGATGCTTGTCGCTGCCAGCCCGCGCTCGCCACGCTCGCCACGCTCGCCCTTCGGTCCAGGTTTGCCGGCCTTGCCCGCCGATGCAATCAACTGCCAGCCATTGCCGGGACATTCGCCGGGATTGTCATAACGGGCGATGAAGCCTGATCCATTCAGCGCGACGACGTTAAGAGCATCGTAGCTCTGATCCACATCAAAAGTGCCACGAACGACAGGAGAGGCGGCATCGCGGCCACGCAGAGCAATAGGCAACCAATCCCGGTGTGGCGGCTTTTGCGCGGTGTCTTTTTGCGCTTGCCACGTTCCACCGTCATGAAAGATCACGTTGCCCCGATAGTTGATTTCATCCGCGGCCCAGATGCGCACCATAGAAAGCAAACCGGGATCGCCTTTCTCACCGCGGTCGCCGCGGTCTCCCTGCGGTCCCGGTTCGCCCTGCGGGCCTACATCCCCTTTCGCGCCCGGTGATCCATCAATGCCAATGCCAGTCTCGCCGCGTTCGCCTTTCTCACCACTCTCTCCGCGCTCGCCGCGTCCGCCCTGCGGGCCTACCGGCCCCATTGGGCCATAACGACCTACCGGCCCCTCGGCCCCCTTCTCACCACGCTCTCCCTTTTCGCCGCGTTCGCCCGCCTCACCGCGGTCACCCGGTTCGCCTTTTTCGCCGCGATCACCTGTTTCGCCTTTTTCGCCTTTCGTGCCATTTTGGCCGTCCTTTCCTTTTGGGCCATGTTCGCCCCGTTCGCCCCGTTCGCCCCGGAACCCTTTTTCGCCACGTGGGCCACGAAGCCCTACGGGGCCGCCTGAGCCGCGTTCGCCGCGAGGGCCACTTATCCCCACCTCCCCCCGCAAACCCTTCTCTCCGGCCTCCCCACGGGCTCCAGCGGTGCCTTCTGGCCCCTGCGGACCTTCCGGACCCTGCGGACCCTCCGGACCATCTGAAAGTTCCCCCAGCCGGGATTGAATTCGCGCCTCGAGCCCGGCGATCTTGGCCTCGAGCTGGCTGATGATGGCCTGCTGTTTCGCGACCATCAGCTCGGTCTGGCGTTCCCATGCCTGCTTCTGTTCGTGCAGGGTCTCGGCGAGACAAACGCGCCAAGCATCAAGGAGTAAGTCGCCGCCTTCCGATGGACTCGGTGAGTCTAAATAGATGTCTGACTTCTCGATCAAGGTCATCGCGATTGCCTTTTTCGGGCGGGGGCGTCGTTGGTTTCTGTGGCGCAAGTTGTGACGCAGGTTGTGACGCAGCCGGCGGCGGCGCATGCGGTCCCGGTGCCGGCGGAATCGCGCTCGCGGCAGAGAGGGGAACAACTTGTTGCTGCACGCGCGGCTCCTCGCCGAACTTCACGGCATCAAGGCCCTCTTGATGACGAGCCTCGTTGGGCGCGAAAATGCCGCCTTGGACGCCGCGCGCCAGTGCATCGATCCGGTCCTTCATCGCCGATCGCAACAAGGCCGCCGTATCGAATTCGACATATTCGTCGGGCTGGCCTTTCAGCAAAAACGTCACGCCGAAGGCTTCCTCGATGTGGTTCAGGCAGAAGCCCAAGCCGGAAGCAATCCAGCTTTGCATCAATAATTCGGTCGAGCCGTAGCCGGTGCCGCCGATGCCGAGAATCTGCAACGGAATGCGAAACGCCAGCGCGATATTTTCATTGGTCAGCTTGAGGATTTCCGCGGTCGCCGCATCCCTGCCCGACGCCGACCATGGCTGCACTTTCAATCCCGCGGTCAAGATCGGCGTGCCGCCCGCATGCAGCATCTTGGCCTGATCGTTCCAGCGATCGCGCAGTTGCTGCGTCTCTTCCCTGCTAAGTTGCAGATCGGTGGATAGCACTGCCGATGGCCGCGCTTGATTGCGATAGAACGCGGCCTGCTGCGCCAGAATGGCATTCGCGGCGTCGATATCGGCATAGGTCGCCGTGATCGGGCTCTCACCAATCAGCGGCACTGGAAACCGCTGCCGCAATGTATGCAGTTTGATATGCAGTACATCGCGCGCGGGCACGACGAAGATGGCTTCGCCCATGCGCGTCGCAATCACATCGTTGCCGTTAAGCTGGTAAAAGATTTCGCCGTTGGTGGCGAGCTTCGGCCAGGACATTTCCGGCTTCATCAGATGCAGCTCGTCAATCTCATAGCGGTCGTTGCGCAAGCACAGCGCATAGCAATTGCCCATCGTGTAGAGCTGACGCACCGCATTCAGCAGAAAATCGCTGATCGTCTCGTAATCGTTCGGATAACGGAGAACGCGGGAGAGCGCCGAGTTCTTGACCCGGTCTCGCCCGCCTTTGCTGTTCAACCTCCAGTGATCCCCAGGGCACATGGCCACGGTCTGTGCGTAGGCCGAAACGCAAGCTTCGACCATCACCGATTGCGTTGATGGCGGATAGGCGCTGTAACCCAGCTGCCACCAATTGGTGTATTGACCCGCTTCGGCAGAGAGCCAGCCGCCCGTAATCGGCAGCTGATAGGGACCGGGGCGATATTCGCCTTCGACCGATCTAACGACCAGCTGCTTGAGACGGGACAGCCAGCTCATTCGTCACTCAGTTTTTGGCTGCGTGGTACGGGTCTGGTAGCTCTGAGGCTTCGCTGGCGGTGCGGCCTCAAAACTCTTGTTGGCCGGATCAGGCCCGCTGCCATCGTCTTCATGCTCAAGGATATGAGCACCTAGCATCGCAAGATCATTTTCTTCCTGTGTCGGCGTCGGTTTGCCTTTGGTGCGTTCGGCATATTCGGCGCGCGATTTGTCACTGATCTTTCGTTCCTCGGCGAGCGCTTTCTTTGCCGCCTCGGTCTGTGGATCGTCGGAAAGTTTGGTCATTGGTTTCTCCTACTGGATTGATTATTTGGCACACGAACACTCAGCTCTGGCGATAGCCAAACCCGTGTGCCAAACCGTGTGCCAAAATTGATTGAAAAGGGGCGAGCGCAAACCCAGCTCGCCCCCCTGCACCTACATCTTATCGAGCCGAGAGGGGTAGGGGGACGCGGCTCGCACGATGGAGGGTACGACTTACCACGTCACGTTTTGCGTCCACGCAACCGTGCCAGTACGGCGCTGGACCCAATTGAGGGGGAGCACCATGCGCAGTGCGAGTGAATCGGTCTGGAATAGTGACCGCTGCGGCGACGCCACGGTCCCCGGCGAACCACTGACGAGGTCCAGCGGAGTCGTGTCTTCCATATGCAGGGTCGCCTGGTCGCTCATCTCCATTCGCGGAGCTTCGCCACCAACCACCACGAAGTCAGCGGCATCGACCAAGATCATGGTCTTGGCCGTCACCGTCGCCGAGTCGATGAGCGGAATGCCAGCCAACGTCCCGCCGCGAATTTCGTCGCGGAACGGGAAGATGCCAGTATTGCTCGCCTGCAGAAGTGACGCCCGCAACATGTCCGTCTGATTGACCAGCCAGACCAGATTGCGCACGTTGCCATATGTGGCGGTCGAGATCGCGTTGATCAATCCAACGACGTCACCGATCAATGCGGCAATGCCGCCGCCTGCTGTCGCAGTCGTCGCACCGACGCCATTGAGCAAGCCCGCGGGACGAATGACTGTCGCCGCGTTGGCATCGATCAGCACCGTATCGATCGCAACGCTGGTGTCCTGCTGGATGGCTTCACGGATCAATCCTTCAATCGCGGGGATTGAATGATCGCCCATTTCACGAGTCCACGTGGAAATCACGGCCATTTTCTTAGGCGTCAGGGTTTGCGAGCTGAACGCGCCCTGCCTGACCGGGATTGCCAATCCTTCACCAACGAACGAGCCCGCCAGTGACGGCGTGCGATTGCGCGTCGGAATCACGATGCGACCATTGGCACCGAAGCTCAGTGTCAATCCCTTTGGCGCAAGGCGCGTCAGAATCGCCTGCGGCATCAGGAGCGGCATGAGGTCCGCGTATGTCGTATGCGCAAGTTCTTGAGCCCACCCCGCGACCGTCGTGAAAGCCGGTGCGGACGCTGCACGAGTGACGATCTCGGTAAAGGCTTTGGTGCCGTCGTCGTCACCATAGATGCGCAGCCGAGTCTCCTCGACCGACTTGTTCGATGCCCGCGCGCAATAAGTCACGGTTGCGGCGCGCACCAACAGGTCGAGAAGGCTAAAGTCTTTCTCTTTCTTGCGATTGAGAATGACCGAAGGTGCAGCCGGCTTGTGCGGCTGCTCTCCCATGGCGACCACCGCACGATGGTTGTTGCCGTCGCCATCAATCAGCTGCTTCGTCAGCAGCTTCTCGGAATCCACCAGCGCCGCCCGCGTCTTTTCGAATTGGGCGATCTCGGAGTTTAACGCGCTGGTTTTTTCCAGATCAGCATCGCTGACATTGCTGTCGTTCATCTTGGAAAGATGGTCTTCCAGTGAGTCCCGTTTGGCGACGATCTGCGCCTCCAAGTCGGTAATGCGTTGAGCGAGGCCAGACATGGCACTGCCCTTTCTAATGCGAGTAACAGAGGCGTGCTCGCCAGTGACCCCGCGCCGCTTGATCTTGGTGTCTTGTTTGCCTTGCTCGGCGAACACCATCTCAATCGTTGCAGGGGAGATGCTGAGCGACTTGGCAATCGCCAAGGCGTTCGGATTCGCTGGCACAGCGACCAGCGAGGTTTCGACCAATTCGCTCTTCATGAAGAACGAGCCGAATTGGGTTTCTTCGCGCCGTTTCGTCTCGATTGGCCGGAAGCCAACTGATACCGCGCGCAGAATGCCAGCGTCGATCAGCTTACGGATTTCATCGATGCGCTGGCTGGTGCCTTCTGGCGCAAGTTCGAGATGGCCGCGTAGCTGCTTATCGACAACGCAAAGGTTTTTCCATTTGCCGATCGGAAAATCGGAACGATGCGCAAACAGCGCGATTGGATTCTTTTTGAAGGCTGCCAAATCCCAGCCATCGCTCAGAATGATATCGTCCATCCGATCCGGCGTTTCATCACTCAGCACAAATTCCATGCCCGAAACCTGGCCTGCATGGGTCTTGTGGCACATGCATTTCGCCGACTTGTTATTCCATCGCATTTGGCATTCGTCTTCGTCGTTGCCCTCATCGACGCAATCCGACATGAACTCATCTTCGTTGTCGTAATCGTCGGGATCGCACTCGTAATCGCCCATGTCGTCGTCATCGACAGACTTCTTGTCCTTGTCGCGCCACATCTGCATGCACGCCGCGACGGCCTGCTCCTGCGGTCGCTTGGTG